TGGCTTTGTGAATGTGGAAAAGCTAATTTTATATGATTGAAAAAGAAACACTTGGTAAAATATCGCTGATAAACGGCGATTGTATGGAAGTATTGAAATCCTTACCGGATAATGCTTTTGATTTGGCTATTTGCGACCCGCCGTATGGGATTAATGTAATGGCAATGAATATGGGTGGACGAAATACGGTAAAGCCAGACAAGAGTAGAAATTGGGATAATACCCCCCCCAGTCAAGAGTATTTTGATGAACTTTTTAGGGTTTCAAAAAATCAGATTATTTGGGGCGGCAATTACTTTAAATTGCCACAGTCGCAATATTTTGCTATATGGGACAAGGGAGAAACGATGTATGGGCGAGGTTTTGCGGAATGCGAGTATGCTTGGGTTTACAAGGGTGGAACTCGCATCTACAAAAAAAATCCAAATCAATTAAAGCGTATTCATCCAACTCAAAAGCCAACACAGTTATATAAATGGCTTTTGTATAATTACGCCAAAGATGGCGACAAAATACTTGACACACACTTAGGCAGCGGCTCAATATGCCTTGCAGCGCACGATTTAGGCTTTGAAATGCTTGGAATCGAACTTGACAAAGAATATTACAAAGCCGCCAGACAACGGCTTATTTACCACCAAGCACAATTGGGATTATTTTAATTAACAATTTATATTTTTAAAACAGCAGCGTAGAATGAAAAAAATAGGCTTAATAAATATAGACGGACACAGCGATTTTCCAAACCTCGCACTTTGTAAAATTAGTGCATACTGGAAAGCAAAAGGTGTACAGGTTGAATGGTATAATGCCTTTGAACATTATGATATTTGCTATTGTTCAAAAGTGTTCACGTTTACGCCCGATTATCTCTACCCAATAAATGCCGATACAGTTGTAAAAGGTGGTACAGGCTATTCTATTACAGTAAAATTGTCCATCGAAATGGAAAACGTATTACCCGATTTATCGCTTTATCCAGACTTTCCACACGCGCTCGGTTTTCTCACGCGCGGTTGCGTTCGTAATTGTGCGTGGTGTGTCGTTCCTAAAAAAGAGGGGGATATAAAGCCATACGCACATATCGAAGATATTTTACAAGGTAGAAAATCAGTTGTTTTAATGGATAATAATATTTTGGCAAATTATAGTTATGCGGTTTCAGAATTTCAAAAAATGATTGATTTAGGTATTAAGGTAGATTTTAATCAGGGACTTGATGCACGGCTTGTAACTCCCGATACTGCAAAGTTATTAGCAAAAATAAAATGGATTAGACACCCGCGCTTTTCGTGCGATACAAAATCGAATTTCAATAGCATAAAACAAGCAATAGACCTTTTGCGCGAATATGGATACAAAGGCGAAATATTTATCTATGTGCTGCTTACCGAAGATATACACGAGTGTTTAGACAGAATTATGGCTTTGGATTATTTAGACTTCACAGAAAATGGAGATAGAATGCAGAAAATAAAACTATTTGCTCAACCATACATTGATTATTCGGGAAAAAATAATGTTCCTCAATGGCAGCGCGATATGGCGCGTTGGGTAAACAATAAGAGGTTGTTTTATTCCGATATTTTCAGTAATTACCAACCGAGAAAAGGATTTTATTGTGAGGAATATTTAAAAAACTAACCTAAAACTTAGAACAACCGCCCTCTTATTCCAAAAAAGAGGGTAAAAATTAGAATAAGATTATGAAAACACAAGCAGTTCAAAGATATGCTGATAATGGCGAATATAGCCACACAGAAATAATTGATACCGAAACAGGCGAAGTTCTTAGTTGCGGCAATTGCGCAATGTTTGAATGCGAAGACACGCAGGGAGATGGGTATTGTGCATTCCATTGCTCATTTACTAATTGTGAAAGCTGGTGTGAAGACCATATTTTAAAATAAAATCAATAAACATTTATAAACCTATGAAAAAACTACTATTTAACCAACTCTTACTGCCCTCTGTATTGGACGGTAGTAAAACAATGACAAGGCGGGAATCAAATCCACAACCAACAGAACTACCTATTTCGTGGGATTTAAACCCATTATCAATTCATCCTTATTATGATGACTGTTCGGGAAGTTTTTATTACAACACAGATGACGGAATTGAATATATTAAGCCTCGTTACAAAGTGGGCGAAACAGTGTATATACCAGAGCCGTATTATATCATTAACAGCAAAGGCGGATTAATGGATATGGAAGACAAAAAGATTATTAGATATAAACACGGAACTAAATATGCCAATTATGAATGGTCGTGGCAGAACTCAATGTTTATGCCCGAAAAATACGCTCGTACATTTGCAGAGATAACCAATGTAAGAGTAGAGAGATTGCAGTCGATAAGTGAATCTGATTGTTTTAGAGAGGGGGTTATGGAACATACTCAATTTGATGGACAGAAGATATTTTTTTCAAATCCGGTTCAATATGGGAGAACAAGAGCAGGAATAAATAAGCCATTTAAAACTCCTCAACAAGCCTTTGCCGCCCTTATCGACAAAGTTTGCAAAAAAGGCACTTGGGAAAGAAATCCATTTGTTGAAGTGATAACGTATAAACTTATAGAGAAATGAATGAAAACACATTAAAAACAACCGAAGAACCCGAAACCTACCAAGAACTATTTAGTTATTTAAACAAAGAACTAAATGTTATTGCGGTAGATACTGAAATGTACGACATAGTGGAGATATGTCGAAGAATTATTAAAAAGGAAATATATTAACAATTAACAATAAAAAAATTATGGAAATACTACAACTAAAAGACATAGCTTGTTATTTGCCGTATGGGTTAAACGTGATAATCGACTGTGCGGAAAGCATTTATTTAAATTATTCACAAGTACTAATTAAAGGCACACGTACCATAAAATTAAACTGTTCTTATTTAAGTCTTTTAGAGAATAATAGTATAAACATAGAAACGAAAATAGAAAACTATAAAACAGGTAAAGTTTCTACAATATGGCATAAAAGCAACAGACTTTTAATACCCATTCTTCGCCCAATTTCCGACTTGTACAAACCTCTTAAAGATGGCACAATTCCTATTGTAGAATTGGCGAAGATAGCATTTCCGGAATATAAAGATTGGGCGTTAGATGATAAATACATTTTTACGACAAAAAAAAGCGGAATGTCTATTACATTCAGGTTTCGCGAAAATCATCACAGCTTTGTCAGTAACACGGGTGTAAATGAGTATCAAATGCAACTCTTTGATTACCTCAATGAACACCACTTTGATTATCGCGGTTTAATAGAAAAAGGATTGGCAATAGATATTAATGCAATATAATTATGTTTACAACAATGAATAATTATTCCAATGTCGAAGCGTCTATTTACGCTCACAAGCCTGTAACAATAGAACCGCCAAAAATTGAGGGCGTGGAGTTTCAAATCAAAGAAGCAAAATTCCAGATAGACTACAAAACCGGTAAACAAAAACGCAGGGAAAGAAGAAAATTAGAAAGGAAAAAGAATAAATGAACCACCACGAAGACGACATACAGGCTGCGATAGTGCGATACTTCAGGCTACAATACCCGAATTACATAATTGCAGCCGTGCCAAATGGAGCACAACGAAATAAAATTACAGCCTCTATTTTAAAGCGTACCGGAACGCTTGCGGGCTTTTCCGACTTGATTATAATATTACCAAATCGAGTAATATTCTGTGAAGTCAAAACAGAAAAAGGCAGACAATCCGAAAATCAAAAAGAATTTCAGAAAAAGATTGAGAGCTTGGGGTATGCCTACCTCGTTGTCCGCTCGATAGACGAATTTATTAACGAATTAAAAAAATATATTTAACCAATGAAAATCTACATTACAGGACATTTGTATAAATAAACCTAAATACCAATAAGTAAAAAAAATAAAATTATGGCATACGACAAACAAAAAATATACAAACAGGCATTGAAAGCTGTTATCGAACATAACCTTTATTTTATAGAGGATATTATCGCATTCTTGCCGTGCGCAAAACCAACATTTTACGATTTTTTTCCTTTAGAATCTGACGAAATGAACACCATAAAAAGCGAACTTGATAAAAACAAGACAAACGCAAAAATAAACCTGCGCTCAAAATTCTTTCGTTCCGAAAATTCGACAGAGAGGATAGCCCTGTATAAGTTAATTGGAACAGACGAAGAGCGAAGAAAACTATCTACAAATTATAACGAGATTTCAGGGGATGAGAATAATCCATTGAAGATTATTTGGAACGAACAAAAAACGTATGAGACTGAACAAAAAACAGACCATAGCTCTTGATTTATTAGAAGATAATAAAACAAAAGAGGTAATATTTGGTGGCGGCGCGGGTGGCGGCAAATCGATATTGGGTTGTTATTATTTACTCAAGCAATCAATGAAATATCCCGCTACAAAGTGGGTAATGGGTCGGGCTAATTTAAAAACACTCAAAGAAACCACTTTGAAATCGTTCTTTAAGGTTTGTGCTATGCAAGGGATAAAAGCCGGAACACATTACAAATATACCGGAGCGAGCGACAAAATAAATCCCAACAGCATTGAATTGTACAACGGTTCAGTAATTGCGTTAAAAGATTTGTTTTATTATCCATCAGACCCCGAATTTGACGAGTTAGGCTCTTTAGAAATAACCGGAGCTTTTGTTGACGAATGCAGCCAAATCAATCAAAAGGCTTGGAATATTCTAATGTCGAGGATTCGGCACGACGTGGATAAAAATGGATTGATTCCTAAAATTCTCGGTGGTACAAATCCAACGAAAAATTTTGTTTATAATGAGTTTTATAAACCGGCAAGAGAGGGAAAATTACCTGACGACAAAGCATTTATAAAAGCACTTGTAACCGACAATCCGGATATTGACAAAAACTATATCGAAAATTTAAAGAGATTAGACCCTATAAGCAGGGCGAGGTTGTTGGATGGTAACTGGGAATATGACGACGACCCCGCTGTGCTTATGGATTACGACAAAATTGTTGATTTGTTTACCAATTTCCATATTCTCGGCGGCAAAAAATACATTACGATAGATGTCGCGAGGCTTGGAAAAAACGATACCACTATAAGGATATGGCAAGGCTTGACCTCGATTAAAAAAGTAGTGATACCCAAATGTAGAATTGACGAGTTGGCAACATTTGTCAGAAATCTACAACAGGAATATTCTGTGCCAAACAGTCAAACAATAGCCGACGAGGATGGTGTTGGTGGTGGATTGGTTGATATTTTGCGTTGCAAGGGCTTTGTCAATAACTCAAAGCCTATCGAGGTGCGAGGACAACAAAACAACTATCAAAACCTGCGCTCACAATGTTATTTCAAACTTGCCGACACAGTAAACAGCAATCTAATGTCGCTACCAAACGAGCCAATAAAAGACCGCGAGCGAGTAACCAAAGAACTTGAATTGATTAAACAAATGGATATTGACAAAGACGGAAAATTAAAGATAATTCCAAAAGAAATTTTAACGCAATTGTTGGGCGGAAAGTCGCCCGATGAAGCAGACAACTTAATGATGAGAATGTGGTTTGAGTTAGTTCCGGAAAGTAAGGGAATTAAAAAAATAAGTTTCTAAAAAATGAAAATTACAGAGGCGGATTGACGTAAAAGTTAGTCCGCTTTTTTATTTGCAATTTTAGTTAAGAAAATAACTAAAAAAATAACTAATTTTTATTGCAAGTTATTGATTTTTTTGCTATTATATTTGTCGAGTTTAATTGAAAAATTATGGTTGAAGTAAAAGTTTACAGCGATATTGCGAATGAAAAAGATGGTGTATTTTTATCTATGTTTGGATTGGAAGATGCCGTTTTTTCTGCCGATATGGTAAAAAAAATATTTGAAAATAATCAATCGGAAAACGATTTCCGATTTAATTTTCATTGCGATGGTGGCAGTGTTTTCGAGGGCTTGGCAATTTACGACATAATGCGTACAAGCGGCAAAAATATTCATTGCCATATCGATGGTGGTTGCCACAGTATGGCTGTTTGCTTATTACTTGCCGCTCCTATCGAAAACCGCACAGCAAATCAGAACTGCCGCGCTCTTATACACCGTGTACGCGGTGGGGTGTATGAAAGTGCCAACGCAGACGAAATACGCCAATATGCCGAAGAAATGGAACGCGAAGAAAACGCAATACTTGACATTTATGTCGAACGTACCGGCACCGACCGCGAAGTGCTTAAAAACCTTATGCACGAGGAAAAAACCTTAACTTCTCAACAATTAAAAGAACACGGATTTATTTCACAAATCAAAACATATAATACAAATTTTAAAACAAGTCAAAAAATGAACAAAATCAAGCAAATTCTCAATGCGGCGGGAAATGCACTCGCTAAATTGGAAAATCTTTTGAACGAAGGAGATTTGAAAAACTTCGACCACACGGACGCTGATGGTAATGTTCTGTTTTCCACTGAAGCAGACGATGACACGTTGGAAATCGGAATGCCGGCAAGTCCCGACGGACGATTTGAGCTTCCCAATGGCGTGGTTGTTATCATCACCAACGGTGTAATTACGGAGTTTATTTCCGCTCCCGAAGAAATCAACGAGGAAATTGAAAACCTGAATAACAGGATTGTGGAACTCGAAAACGCTCTTAGAGAGTGTCAAACAGTAATTACTGATTTAAGAAACCAGGTAAGCAGCACTTACACCGCCGCACAGCGCAATAGCCGTGTGTCGTCAAAAGGTAATCAAAACAATGTTGTGAAAACCAAAGACGAAAATAAGGATACAGTGAACGAAAACCGTAAAAACTGGAAAGGGAAAAAATAATGGCAGCAGTATTAGATTTTACAAAATTTACATTTACCGCCGAGCAAATACGCACGGTAAATGAATTGTTATTTGACGACATTCTCAAAGCTCCCGAACTTACATTGCTTTGTACGATGTACCCAAACATTGTCTTCGACAAAGAAATAGGATTTATTGGCGAGGGCGGCTTGGTTGGAAAAAAACGTCAGAATTGCGACCCTGTTCCGCAGGCTTGGAACGTCAACACAAGAAAATTAGTCTGGGAGCCTAAATCGTGGGAAATCCTTATTGACCAATGCTTCTCCGAACTTGAGAGCAATGCCGCTGTTTATTCACTCCATACCGGACGCGATATTGCAGATTTTATTGATACCGACTATATGACAATTCTTCTTGAAGTTTTGTCAGAGTCTATTCGTAAATTTATTATCCGTCTGTTTTGGTTTAACGACGAAGATGCGGACAATGTAACCGATGGTGGTTTTATTACCGACGGAATAGACGTTGGATATTTCGACATTTTGAATGGTTTTTGGAAACAAATATTTTTGCAAACAACAGCCAATCCAAAACAACTTGTTTCAATATCCGAAAATGCCGGAACAAGTTACGCTGCGCAAGAATTGTCAAGTACGAATATCAAGTCGTATTTACAGCAACTTGTATTCAAAGCTCCTATTCTTTTGCGTAATCGCGCAAATACCGTTATCGCTTGTACGCAGTCGTTCTACGACGCTTATAATTTAAGTTTGCAAGGCACAGCTCTCGAAACTATGTACGCAAACCTTGTGAACGGACAAAAAACGCTTACCTATAACGGTATTCCGTTGATACCTGTTCCATTTTGGGATGAAACAATCGGAGCATTTGAAAATTCGGGCGACAAGTTACACGCGCCTCATCGTGCTGTATATCTTCACAAAGATTTATTCGCTGCCGGTGTTGATGGCGACGATAGCTTTGATAAGCTCGAAACTTGGTACAACAAGGACACTCGCAAAGTTCGCACAGAAGCAATGGGAAAAGCCGATGCAAAAATCCTTAATCCGGAACTGTTTATGGCAGCATTTTAAAACATATAAAAGAAAGGAAAATTAAAATGAATTGCAGTGAATTAACAACAGGACTTGTTGCCGCACAATGCGGACAATTGGAAACCGCCGGAGCAGAGGACGATGTAATACTTATTCCGTTCAACACTATCGACCGGGCAAATTGCTCGGTTTTAGATAATGTTATTAGAGAAATTGAGCTTGTCGCCGACAAATATGCTTATATGTTTTCCACTTATGGAAAATCATTGAACGAAGCTGGAGCTACTTTCGCGGTTGGTACTTATCGCAACTCGTGGACGCATAGTGTTCCGTTGCGTATCTTTGTTAAAAAAGAACAATCAAAGAAATTTGTCAATCAATTTGGCGAGGGTGCTAAAGTTGTTGCCATTCTCAAAAACAAAGCAGAGGGCGAGAATGGCGAAGTGAAATATGAGGCTTACGGTTGGGACAATGGTCTTATTATGACCGAGAGTGCGCCGACAATCGCAATGGCTGATGGCGTGGTTTATCCGCTTACTCTTGCTTCCGCAGAGGGTAGCAATGAGGGAAGTCTGCCGAAATCGGTATTTGCCGGCGCAATCGCAGCAACAGAACTTATGCTTAAAGGACTTTTAGAGCCAACCCCATAACTTATGCTTACGCGCCTTATAAAACTACAAGAAACGAGGGTGCAGTTCGCCAACAATCAAGGCGAACTGTACAAACGTTTTCAAACCGATTTCGCATTCAAAAAAGAGGTAAAAGAATTATACGAATACTTTCTTAAAAAAACGCTGAGTTGTGGTAATTGTTACGATGAGGCGTATCTTCAATTAGTAAAAATTGATTTAACCAAAGCAAAAGAAATAACAAAAATGAGTACTTTAAAATTTCAACTCAAAGCAGGAGTATTACTCCACGATGTAAATGGCGACAGCAAAAAAATGATAAGCAACGTCAATATTACCGATGAACTTGCTCTTTATCACTTAAAGACAAATTCCAAGTGTCGCAACAAATTTGTCAAACTACCTGACAATATAGACGAATTGCTTAAAGACAAAGCCGATGACAACCCGAACGGAAAGATTGTCAAAAAAGGCAAAGGCAAAAAAGCCGATGACAACCCGAACGGAAAGGGCGGCGATGACGAAAACGCCGACACTGACACCGACACTGACACCGACAAAAATTCAGAACAATAAAAAAACAAGATATGCAGGATTGGGTTTCTGCATATCTACAAAAAAGCAATAAAGCTCAATGCGAATTGGCAAATTAGAAATAACGCAAAATCTTGAAAGCCGCAATGATAAAACGCTTGGCATTCAAACCTACAGCTACAGCAACGATTATCCCCAAAAAGTGATAAATATTGTTGGTGCAAGTTGTACCGGAAGCTCGTGTTATTCTAATTATCGAAAATTCATAATTGGACAAGGATTTGCCGACAAAACTGTTTATCAAAAAAAGATTAACCGCAAGAGACAAACGCTTGATTACATTCTCGAACAAACAGCGAGTGACCTTGCGATGTTCGGCGGCTTTGCTCTGCATATAAACTATAATGCCAATTTCAAAATATCCGAAATACAACATATTCCATTTGAACATATCAGATTTGAAAAAATGGACGATGACGGAAATTTTTCGCGTGTAGCAATCCATACCGATTGGGCAAAACAATTTACAAGTTTGCGTAAATGGGATAAAAAGCAAATCGAATTTATCGACTTTTACAATCCTAATCCCGAAGAAATAGCCGAGCAGGTTGAAAGTGTTGGCGGCTGGAACAAATACAAAGGACAGGTTTATTACTTCTCAAACAAAGGCGACAAAGTATATCCATTGCCTGTTTTCGCGCAAGCTCTTACAGATATGAATACCGAAGAGGCAATATCCGACATTGTCAATCGTAATGCAACAAAAAACTTTTTCCCTGCCGGAATGTTGATTGACCGCAAAAACAAAAGTCAAAGCGATGAACAAAGTAATGAAATAGAGAGTAGTTTAATTCAATTTCAAGGCAGCAAAAACGCAAGCAAAATAATGTATATTGAAGTTGGAAGCGATGAAGAAAAGCCGGAGTTTGTACCATTCCGCAGTGCAAACTACGACAAGGAATTTACTGTAAGTCGTGAAGCCGCAAGGGATAATATTGGCAGGTCATTCAATCAACCGCCAATTTTGCGCAGTGAAGATGTGGGAGCAAATTTCGGAGCCGACCTGATGACAAATGCTTACAATTACTATAATTCAATAACTAAAAACGAGCGAACTATTTTAGAGCGCGTTTTTAGTGAATTACTTTTAATGTGGTGGCAGCCATTTGAGGCGGAACTCACTATCGTTCCAGCAATATATGAATAACAATAACCATGCTGATAACCTATCAAGACATAAGAAATGTTCGCCCAATCGCCGATAATATAATCGACGAAAAGCGAATCGCGCCTTATATCGAAGAAGCTGAAAGGCTTGATGTTATGCCTGCAATAGGCACAGAGTTATATCGGCAACTTGACGAGGACGAAAGCGCAATGAGTGAATACTTGCGCACACTCTTCAGGGATGGTGGTTATTATGATTGTTATGGAAAATGGTTTGCCGGCATTAATGCAACAATTGCATATTTGGCTTATACTCGTTTTGTAAAAAATAATTCGGTAAATGTTACCGCTTTTGGAGTTGTGTCGAAATCAACAAATTTCAGTGAGCCGGTAGAAGAAAAGACACTTGTTCGCCATGCGAATAACGCCGAAAAAATAGGACTTGAATATTTGCGCCAGTGTGTTGATTTTCTCAAAGCTCACGGTTTAATCTGCAATCCAAAAACAAGCAATCGAGCAACAAAATTCAAGTCAATAGGAAATTAAAACATTTTATAATCATGGTAAATATAATTAAAATAGACGACAAAAACTTTGACGTCATAGAAAACGGCGCAACAACTTGCGTGCCTGCAACCTGTAAGGCGATAGGCAGTGGTAATGGCGTTAGGATATTGGATGTTTACAACGCCGAAAATCCAAGTTTTTCGAGATATATCCTTTTGCAAGACTTACAAATCAATGGCGAGCCTCAATCGTCTGTTGCCGATGCAACTCAAGCTCTTAATGCTTTTATTGGAAATTTTAGAGCGGGAGGCGTAACCCCACCAACACCTCCTCAACCACCAATCCCAACGGAGTATCCACACGTAGAGGGTGCAACGCTTATGCTGTTAGGCACAAACAATGTTGGTAATGGGTATAATCCTTTTAACGTAAGTACGTGGAAAGATCTCGTAGGAGACAATGACGGAGAGATAGTAGATGGCGTATGGGATGACCGTGCATTAGTAATGAATGGTACGTCTTCAATGGTAAAAATCAAAGGGGATATTACACCGAGTTTTACACAACATTTTTACTTAAAAAGAGACGCAATACAGGGTGCGCATCCACGTATTATGGCAGAAGACCCTTACCCCTCGCCATACGTACAAACAGGAACAATGCGTTATTCGTGGATAAGTATGAGCGCAGATGGACAGTTTTTACCTCATAAGGTAATGCCAGCTGATACGTGGGTAGTGCTTAGTTATACACACGAGGCAGGGTCGGGAAAAGTACTTTTCTATGAAAATGGTATATATGCAGGGGAAATAAGTACGTCAAGCGCACCTGTTTCTGTACCAACAGCTACTATTGCAGGACGTTTACAGTTACCGACACGTTATATAAGAGCTAGATACCGTTCTATTATTTTATACGATTTCGCACTGACACCTGCGCAAGTAAAACAAAACTACGAAGCAGACGTACATTTATTCAACACGGATACGGATAACGGCATAAATTTTTACGAAGAGGGCAAAGATTATACAAAAGGTACAGCGTTGATGGGTAGTGATTTGCAAATATACGTTGCACAACACGATTTTACAAGCACCACATTTGAAGAAGATATTGAGAATGGCAACCTTGATTTTTCGGTACGTTTATCAGCGTTGGCAGGGCAGATTTTGAACTATTCGGGTGTTTTAGGTTTTACCTATAATACTAATCTGTCAGATACAGGTCTGAATTTAACAATGACAGGCATTGCACCAAATACAAACGGTGTACTTGTACGTTGGGGCGATGGTACAGAAGAACGATTTACAACAACCAGCCCAAGTCACACGTACGCAGCGCACGGCATATACGGTGTAACAGTTAATCCAATATTAGCGACCGACAAGTTGAATATAGGTGTAGGTGCAGGTATTGCAGAAGTAGTAATGCCGTATGGTAATAATACGTTGATAGCTGCAAACGCAACAGTTGTACACGTGCCACAAGGCATAACAAGTATACCCGCAGGTTTTTTAGGTACAGCGGCACAGAGTCGCGGAGTTACAGAAGTAGCAATACCCGATAGTGCATTAACGGTTGCACCACCGTTTATAGCAGACGGTCAAAGTTTAGAACATCTTACATTTTCAAAGGGCGTAGCTTCAATAACCGTAGCAAGTGGTACTTATTTTGTTGCAAACGCACCACGTTTACGAACGTTAGATTTGTCGGAATTAAGAACTTTAGCTGCCGCGAATAATTACACATTTACAAATTTAATTTCTCTAAGGAAGCTCGATTTATGCAATTTACAGAGTTTGACAATAACAGGAGCGTCGAATGGGGTAATGTCAAACCTATGGACGTTAACGGAACTTTGCTTAGATAACTTACAGGTGTTAAACGTAGGGAGCAATGGGGTTTTTGGGGGCGTGCATAGTCTTAAACGTTTAAATTTACCGAAATTGCAAATGTTATATCAAACCGTAAACACAGGCGCAGTGTATCACGCATTTCACAACGCGTATATGTTGGAACAGATGACGTTAAGCAACGCTTTGACGACCGTTGCAGGAATGATAAATTTTTGCAAAGGTGCAACGAACTTGCAAAGAATAACATTTATTGATAGCGAAACAGGCGAAGAATTAGGCGACGATGAAATGTTACTACCCACAGGATTTGCATTTTTTACACGTGGCGCAAGCCGTGAAGATATGGTGTATATGTTTAACAAGGTTAAAGATTTAGGCGATACGCCTACACGTATAGTTTATATACTGACAGCAATTTATAATCTATTAACAGCCGACGATAGATTAATATTAACAAATAAAGGTTACACAATAACGACATTCAATCAAGTATAATAATTATGACACAACAAGGAAATGAATACAGAGCCGATAATGGCAAAACGTTTATCGCAAAAAGCACAGGCGATGATATGGGTACAATCCTTTGTTTAGGTATTGGCGACAATATAGACAACTATGAAGAAGTAGAAATGGTAGAAATAGTAGAAAAAATGGAGGACGAAAATGAAAATTCAATTTAAAACATTTATATCGATAATTGTTTTTGGGGTTGCGCTTGGCGGTTTGGCGGCTTCCATTGCTATAAATATAGAGTGGGGAAAACAAATAAGAGAGCTGAAAGAGGAAAAAACCACATTGACAGACAGGAATGCCGAACTAAACAAAAATTTAAAATTAGCGTTAGAAAAAACGGCGATTTCGTTTTCAATCAATCCCGAAATTACCAATAAAGTAACTTCGACATTCGGCAGTACCAAGCACGTAACTTTTCAATATTATTTCACGCTTGACGGACAGGCTATTATAACGCAGCCCGACAGTACTTATCATATTTTTAAAGAATATAATTAAATTGTTAATTGTAAATGAATTGGATTGAATTGGTTATAAGTTTTATTATCGGCGGTGGACTGGTGGCTGTGTTTACCATTCCGCAAAAGATACGCGCCGAAAGATTGGCGAATGACGGAACCGTTGCCACTCAATGGAAAGAGTGGGCGGAAAAACTCGAAGTGAAAAACGACGAAAAAGACAAGAAAATAAATTCTCTTTATGCCGAAATTCGAGGGCTGAGGGAAGAAAATAACACTTTGAGTGTTGATAATGCAAAGCTTGACTTGTTTAAATGTGAAAAGGTAGCTTGCGGTACACGACTTCCGCCATTTGGTAAAATAACAAGAAAAAAAAAGGAGAAAGAGAGCGTAAGCTAAATTCGTTTTATAATGTTTAAGTTAATTGTTTCCCAAGAGCTGCTAAACCGATGATGGCGGAGCGGCTTTGATTTTTTAATTTTTTAAAATTTCAAGTTATGATAAAAAGTAAATATTTCAAAGAAGCCGAATTTAAGAAAGCATCCCCCGCGTGTTCGCTCCAAGATATGAAGCAGGATTTTATGAATATGCTCGACAAAGCGCGAGAACTTGCAGGTATTCCTTTTGTTGTAAATTCAGCCTATCGTACCATTGCGCACGAAAAGGAAAAGAAACGCAGCGGAAAATCGGCACACACAGAGGGCTGTGCTGTGGATATTAAAGCCATTGATGGCAGAAGTAAGTTTTTAATTGTAGATGCGGCTCTGAAAGTTGGTTTTACGCGTATTGGATTTTATGACACTTGGATTCATTTGGATGGTTCAAAAACCCTTGACCAAAAGGTAATTTGGTCGGAATGAGAATTTTAAACAAAAATTATGGCAATAACAGTTACCAAACAACCAACAAAACTACAATCGGCATACAATCCGGTAGTGTTTCGGTTTTCCAGCAACAACGATTCCGATTTGTCGATAAATTGGACATTGAATTGTTGGAATGGTAAATCTAATACCATTAGTGGCAAATCTTATTTTTACAATAGAGAATGTGTTTTAGATATTTCAAATATTTTAAAGAAACTATTCAATGATTATATTTATGAAGATGCCGAATGGTGGTTTTGCACTAAATTACAATGGGTAGAATATAATTTAACAGCCACTGGCATGGGGTTGAATTATCATTTTGTGGGACGCGTAACAAGAGGCGCGTTTCAGATTGGCAAAAAAACAAGCTTGTTGGGTTTTCGAGGCAACTTTCTCTCGGAATTTAAAACATTGAAAAAATATGAGGGTTATCCGCTCGAAACTTCTTTTTTGAGTTTCCCTGTTGAGAATTTTATGACTATCGACGATGGCGATGAGTATGAGTATTTAGGACTCGCCAATGACTACAATTATAGTATGATTTTTAATTTGAGAGTCCTGAATGATTGGCGTAATATAATGATTGGCAACAAACGCGAAGATCCTCATCTCCCGCCAACCGGAGCAAGGGTAGAAAAAAGCATCGAGCATGTTTGTACGCCGAAAAATCCCTTTTATGTTCGTTGGATAAATCAACGCGGTGGTTATGAATATTGGATGTTTCAGCACAGCCAAATCCGAACTTCCGAGCTTAAAAACATTGAAACATACAGAAATGTAATTTTTGACAACGCCACTGCTGAGCGCACAGAAACTATATTTGCAATGGATGCGGCAGAAACTATTACGGTTGGCGCAGAGGGACTTATTAAATCAGATTTTGAAGTTGTGCGGAAAATTCTTTATAGCCCCGACATTCGATATTTTGATACAAACCTGCAAAAATGGATTGTCATTTATTTGGAAAAGGGGAAAGTTGAGCGAAATAATATAATATCCGCCAAAGATTTAGAGTTTAACTTTATACTTCCAAAACCAATTTTACAAATTTAGTGAAATAAATCTAAAAAAAATAGGCTGCAAGCTGGTAATGTCAAATAGAAAGCCTCTTGCCGTCTGTTTTTTTTTAATTAAAAACAATCTTAAATTTATGATAGTAGATATTTTAAAAGAGATTTTACATTCGGCAAATTCCGAGTACATTTTTGAGTATGAAGAAAACTCAATGATGAACATAAAAGTCGATAATTACAAGTATGAAAATGGTTTTGTGTATATCGAAGAATTTACGCGCGGACAATATGTTGTTGAGAAATACCGCAATTTCAAAACCACTCGCGCACAAATTTGGTTTTGTCGCTTTTGCCAAATGCAAAATGACGCTATTGAGCGCGAGCAAATCCGCAATCAAATAGAGGCTGAAATTGTATATCCATTTATGCGAATTTTTGACAAACGCTCAAAATTTACAAAAGTCGAAAAATGGAATTTCTACACTCCTGTTCCGCGCTTCGATGCTAACGAGGTAAGTATTATGTTGGAATTTGATTTAAAAGAGGAGATTTGCTAATGAAAAAGAAGAGCAAAACAAAATTTATTATGCCGCGCGAAATTGATATTGAGGCGGGCGAGATGACCTACGGACAGCGAATAAAACTTGGCAAGATATTTCAAAATGGCGAAACAAGCGAAGCGCAAAAATTTGAACAAGTCTTCCAGTGTCTTCACAAATTTATTCCGCTGCCTGTTCAGTATAAGATGCTGTTGTCATACTTCGAGCGGATTACTGCCGGATTGAAATCTTGGATTGAAAAAGAACAATCGCTTTTAAAATACGAGCCAACAGCCGACGAGATAAGTGCCGGTATTGGCGAGCTTGCCGAACGGATAGGCGAATTTGGCGTTGTTAAGGCTTTAGCAAAAGATTTTGGGAAAGACCCCGACGAAATTCTTAAATGGGAATACGCAAAAGTTTTCGGCATTCTGTTTTCTGATTTGGAAGAGTCGAAATTTCACAAACGATATATGAAAGTGATTGACAGAAAATATAAAAAATGAAAGTTGAAGAAGTTTTACAACAGGAGCTTGACACGCTAAAAGCCGATATTATCAACAGGCACGAACTAGCGCGACAAGTTGTGAGCGGACGCACTCGTGATTCGTTCGAGGTTGTTGTAGATAGCAGAGGCGGACAATTGCTTGGGGCAAGTTATGTGGGAGTTCTTGAGCGTGGACGTGGACGCGGAGATGTACCAAAAGGTTTTTATCACATTATTAAACGTTGGGCAGAGGCAAAAAACATCACATTCAAAAGCGAGGCGGATAAAAATCGTTTCGCCTATTTTGTGGCAAAGAAAATCAGAGAAGAGGGAACGGCGTTATACCGCAGCCAACAGCCGGAAGATATTTTTACAACAGCAATAAGTGATTTCGAGGATAGATTGACAGAGAGATTGTCGGTTTATTATTTAAGCGAGATAAAAAATACAATATTCTCACTAAATTAGGACTTGTTCTTTTCCGACAATGTTTTATTGTCGCTCTTGAGCCACTTATCGTATCTCTCGCATAATACCGCGATAACGCCGATAATTAAAATTGTGATAATTGTACCTAACATAATGATTTTATTTTATTGGTAAAGATACAAATAAAATTCTAAATACCAACTACATTAACATTATTTAATATAAAAATATGGCAGAAAATACCGAAAAAAAGATTTTGCTTGATGTTCAAATCAAAGCTGCCGACGCCTTGAAAAATCTTGCGCAATTAAAAATTCAAATTGACGAATTGAAAGAAACGCATATTGGTCTCAAAACGGCAATGAAAGAAGTTGATACATCTACAGCTGAGGGTGCGGAGCAATATGAAAAAATACGACAAGAGTATGAACAAGTAGGGCAAGAAATCAAAGCCTTAACCACTCGTGCGAATGAATATCAAAAAACCATTCAAAGCAATGTGAAATATGAGCATGAGCAAACCGGCAGCTTGCAGCAATTAAAGGCGGAATTATCTCTAAACACCGCCGCATATAACAAACTGAGTGAGGCAGAGCGAAATACCGTAAAAGGCTCAATGCTACAGAGGCAGATTGTTGAAACTACCGACAAACTAAAAGAGGCGGAGTCGGAGCTTGGTAATTTTCGCCGTTCTGTTGGCGACTATTCTATTGCAGGAAAAGCATTAAGGGATGAATTGAGAGACCTTACCAAACAGATGATTGTGCTCGCAGAACAAGGTCAAGAAAATAGCGCGGAGTATGTCGAAGCGGCAAAAAGAGCAGGCGAGTTGAAAGATGCCATAATGGACGTAAACGCCGAAATAAAGTCACAGGCAAGCGACACCGCAACCCTTGACGGATTGACACAGTCTGTAAGCGCTGCCACTGCCGCGTATGGAACATATAAGGCTGCAACTCAAGCATTGGGCGTCGAAAATGAAACTCTGGAAGAGACAATGCAAAAATTAATGATTGTCAATACCGCCATTATTTCGTTACAAGAAATTCAAAACGCTTTACAAAAACAGAGTTCGGCAATAATGCTTGTTAGAAATAACATTACCAAAGCGGGTACAATTGTTCAATCACTAAATGCCAAAGCTACTGCCGCCCAAGTTGCCGCCGAAAATGGCGGTATCATTGCCAAAACAAAAGCCATAGTGATAACAAAACTTGCAACTGCTGCTCAATGGCTGTGGAATGCCGCAGTTTCGGCAAATCCTATTATGATATTTGTTATTGCTATTGTTGCTGCTATTGCTGCCATTGCTGCCTTGATTAGCATATTAAACAAATCTTCAGTTGAAGAGAAAGCGGCAGCAAAAGCAGCAAAAGAATACGAAGAACAGCGTAAGAAAACAGCTGAAACAATCGACAACATTAATCGTCAGCAAACAAAAGCATACAACGAACGTGAAAATCAAATGCGCAGGGAAATACTTCAAATGCAGGCAAACGGGGCAGCTTCTGTTGAAATTATCAAAACAAAAGCAAAAGCAGAAGAAGATTTGCGCAATATTGAAATCAATAGCTCGAAAGCAAGGGTAAAAACATTGTTTGAGGAACATAATAAGTCTTTAGATGTCCTCAAAACCCAAAAAGACCTTCTTGCCACAATGAAAACCGGTAGCAAGAGGTACAAGGAACAAACAGAAAACATTCGTGAATTAACCCGCGCGCATAACGAACTTGTTGTTAAAATCAGAGAAGAACAACAAGCACAAATAAATTTAACCTTACAAAACGCTGAAGCTCTGCAAAAAACCGCCGAAGAGCGCAAAAAGCAATATCAAGACAATGCTCAAAAAATGCTTGAAATGCAAAAGAAATTTCAAGACGAGGCAAACAAAGTTCTTGAGCTTGGAATGTCGAAAGATTTCTCCGTTGTACAAAAATGGAATGTTCAAAAATTCAACGAAAATCAGGAATACGAAAGAAAACGCCTCGATATGCAGCGCAAGTTTGGTCAAATTACAGCCACCGAATACAAACTGCAAAACGAATTGTTGAACAAACAGGCAGAAACATTTCGCAATGCTCAAATAGCCGATGGACAAAAATACCTTGCCGAGCAAATGCGAAGTCTGCAAAATATGATGAATAATAACGCCGACGCTCAAATAGACGAAATCAATAGAAAGTATGAGGAAGCGCAAAAGCGATTGAGGACTAATGAAATACCCGAGCCGGTACGCATAGCAGGCGAAAGTGTAGAAGATTTTGATAAGCGACAAGATGAATATAAACAATACTGGCTTAAACGAGCCGAAATGGAACTTGCTTTTGAGCGGCAACAAGCAAAAGAAATTGCCGATATACGCAACAGTGTTTTAAATTCACAATTATCAGAGGTAAACAATATTTTCTCGGAAAAATACGCCGAAGATTTCGCCAAATTTGCCGACAACGAGCGCGAAAAAACAAAAGTCTCAATCGAAATGCAAAAAGAGCGTAGCAATGCCTCTCTTGCTGCAATCGACGAGGAATTTGATAAACGACGCAGGGCGATAGAGCAAAGCGCGCAACAACTCGCCTCTCTTGGCGTTGGCGGATTTGACGAAGAAACTCAAAAGAAACTCAATGAGCTTGAAATCGAGCACAATCGCCGTAAAAATCTGCAAATTGCCGCCGATAATGCCGAAATGCGGACTTTGGAAAGCAAGAAAAATCTTGATGAGGCAAATTCCGCGCTTGCTGCCGAAAATCTATCCGCAAAACAAAAATATGACATAAAAAAAGAGTATCTTGACCGTGAACTTGAGATTTACGCGGGAAATAAAGAAAAGGAACAGGAAATTGCAATGCAGCAAGCAGAACTTGAGCGTGAGCTGTTAGATTCCCGCATTGCCGCATACGAAGAATGGAGTAGTCGTGTGGGTGAGTTGCTGAGTGCTTTTAACGACGCAGCAAAAGCGTCTGAAGAGGCAAAAATACAACAATACGAAGAAAATAATACCCGTCAAAAAGAAGTCCTTGAAAACAGACTTAAATCCGGATTGATTTCGCAGGAAAATTATGATAAAAAAGTAAAGGAACTTGACAAGGATTTGGATAGACAAAAAGCTGAGCTTGCGCGAAAACAGGCAATTCGCGATAAGGCATTAAAAACGTTTGGGGTTATCACAGCCACTATTCAAAGCATTGCCGAAAGTGCAAAAATGGGATTTCCCGCCGCTATTCCCTTTGTTGCAATGGCAGGAATATTTGCAGCGGCACAAATCGCCGCCATTGTTTCGCAACCTTTGCCAAAGGCTCGTCGTGGAATGTTGCTGAAAGGAAAATCACACGCACAAGGCGGAATACCTATTGAGGCTGAAGATGGCGAGGTGGTTATAAATAAAAGGAGCGTTCAAATGTTCAAGCCATTATTATCTGCAATAAATCAGGCAGGCGGCGGTGTGCCTTTTGCAGGCAAGTATGCCGATGGTGGATATATTTCGCGCAGTGTGACAAATCAATTATCTTTCAATAAAAACGAAATGGTCGAGGCATTTTCCGAAGCAATAGCGGGACAAAGGATTTTCCTCGCAATGGACGAATTCCGAAACTCCGACGGCAAGTATAGTGATATTACCGATTATTCCTTAAAACTTTAAGACCAATGTATGAACTTAAAATAAAAGACATAAATGGAGTTTGGCAAGCAGCCGATTTGCAGAATATAAAGCCCGCAATAAATTATATTCTCAACGATTTAAACACGCTCGAAACGCGCGATGCCTCGTTTTCAATGACTATCAAGTTGCCGATAACGCAAAAAAACTCCGAGATATTTGGCTTTGCTCAAATTCCTAACATTTTAAGCGATGTACCTTATCGCCTACTTGAATGTGCGCTTATTTCTCAACCTTACACACTGACAAATAAAGGCAGTAACATTCGATTGATAAATATTTCTGATACTTTCGAGTGTCAAATTATTTCTGAAAATGTTGTGTTTTTCAAGTTGGCAAAAGAAACTTTGTTGTCTTCTATTAATTTGGGGGTGGTAGAACAAACATTGGAATATGTTCAAGAGCAAGATATAAATGATGTGGTATCACATCAAATAATTAAACTGGAAAATAACAAGGACTATATCGCACACATATTAAATCTAATGGACATACTGCCATTGTATAGGCTGACTGATTGTGTAAAAAATGTGCTTTTTAGCATTGGTTATAATACAACCATTGAAACGCCGTATGTTTGGACAGATAAAACCCCCGCATTGAGAATAGGAAATTATAATCACTTACAACCGGTTATTAATGCAAATTTTCGAGCAACACAAAATTTTACGGTACCGGCAAATTCAGACTACATCCTCATGCCGTTCAACTTTCAAAATCTTAAATATGGATTTGTTGAATTTAACGGTGGTATTCGCTTTATAAATTCTGTAAAATCTGATTTGGAAGTTAATATATACTTCCAAGCGGGAGTGCCCACGCCACCCAATCCTACCGATTTTATTGTGCAAAAATGGGACGAAGAACAAAACACATGGATAAGTGAAATGGAATACGAAAGGGATATGGGTGTTTATTTTGATTTTTCCGGAAATAGATACTATTATTTAGACCAAGCGCAGGCGCAGGTATCTGTTTTAAAAGGCGGCGAAACGATTCGGATATTAGTGAAAAATACATCCAATGCGGTATTGTCAATGAGTTCTGAAATATTTATTAATCAAATAAAAAAAACAGACGAAAATGATACATCTGTTATTTTTCATACTCCAATACCAATTAGCTCTAATCTTGGTTTTGATTACATTTCCGATTTGATTAAATTTTTCGTAAATCTTTGCGGACTGACAATGTTTGTAAACGAAGAAACAAAAACAGTTTTTTTTAAAAGCTACGAGCAATTGGGAAGCAGGCTCAACCAATCGTGGGATTGGACAGACAAGCTCGACATGAGCCGAAAAAATATTGCTTTTGCGCTTTCCAATTACGCGCGGCGCAATATTTTGAAGTTTAAAGAATCAACAGGCGAATTTAAAACCACCGAACAAACAAGTTTTGAAGTGGAAAATGAAACGATAAGAGAGGTTGAAAAAACAATCATTGAATTTGCTACAAAGACAACGCAGGATGTTGAACTTATGATTGATTACTACGAGCCTGTTGCTAACACCGAAGACCTTAAATTTGATAAAACAGAATCGGGAAATATCAACAAGTATATCTTTGACACAAAAACTCCCTGCTGTGTAGATGTTTTCTTGGAAAATCAATTCAATATGTATTTTGCACAAGTCGATGGTACTGGCGTGAGCATACCTAAAACGCTGTATAAAACCGAGAGTATAAGACTGTTTGATATATATGAACGTTATTATCAATCTTTACATGAGCTTGTTTTAAAGAAGCCTCAAATTCTCGAATTGTATTTTAATCTCACAAACGAAGATATTGTCAAATTCAACAATATAGACAACGCCTTTACGCCTGTATATCTTCGCCAGATAGGGCAATATTATTATATCAACAAAATCAACAATTATCAAGAGGGTGTTTTAACAAAAGTGGAGTTGTTGAGGATAAATAGTCCGTATTGATAAATCATTATTCAATCATTGTTACAACTTCATTTCTCATTTGTCTATCGACTTCACGATAGCGAGCAAATGCTTTACTGTTTTGCTTGTGTCCGCTCAATTCGGCAACTAAATTTTGGTCTTTCATTGCCTTGTAAGCATTACCCACAAAACAGCGGCGGGCTATATGGCTGCTTGCTATTTCGTTTATAGGGCGTATTACATTCTCTCTTGTGAGAGAATCGCATATTACAACGCTGCGAGTAATTTTAGCGGCGGTAAACACTTCTTTTATTGTTTCGTTATATTCCATTTGTGAAACGAAAGGTAAAAATTGATTGCCCTTACATTTGGAACTATCTTTGTATTTTTCCACGATTGCACGAGCATATTTGTTCATCGGCACTTTGATGGTTCGGGGTTTGCCGTCTTTGGTTTTGCCTGCAATGTATTGAATTTCGCCATCAATGATATTTTTGTTGGTGAACTTGTACAAGTCGCCCACCCTGCATCCGATTACACATTGAAACACAAAAACAT